AATGCGAGCTTTTTCTCCTTCTGAGAACGAATCATATGAAAATATATCTCTGTATCTACTCTTAATTATTTCTTCAAAGTTCTCATCAAGGGTAAAATTGACATAAAACTCCATCCTTTGTAAGAAATCGTTAATTAACTTATTCATTGTAGGGAGATAAGTCTTGATAATCCTAGTCTTTATCCCATTGTCCTTAAGTAGTTGTCCTGCTGTTGTCAGGACATCACCATCTTTCTTTAGATCAGAATATTGTCTAGAGAAATTCTTTTTATCTTTTATAAATGTTTCTAATTTATTGTACTCTGCTTTTTTGTCAGGATTAGTTCCTTCCAATTCCTTTATCTCTTTTTCAATATCAGTTATTTGTTTCCTGATAGTCATGAGTTGAAAATTAGTCTGACTAATAGTTGTATTGATATTGTTTACTTCAGTTGACAACTCAGTAAATTTTTCTAATCTATTTTCTTCTTGTTCTATTGCTTCTAGTAGTTCGTCTTTACCAAAACTGATGTCTTTTATCTTATCATCCAAATCATTTGTCATAGTAGCAACAAATTCTTTTTCTAGTTCTTGAGAACAAGTAGGACAAACATCATGGTCTTCAAAGAACTTACGATCTTTCTCGCATGTGTTCAACTTATGTGTCAACTTTATTAAAAACGTGTTCAACTTCTTCAACTTCTCACTGGACTTAGAATACTCTTTCATTTCTTTATTAAGTCTTTCGATTTGTTGTGTTAGAATCAAAACTTCTTCTGTACCACACGTCTCTGTTGTTTGAAATTCTTCTATTTGCTTTTGTCTCTTCTTGATATCTTCTTCAGTTCTCTTTTCTAAAGTTAACATGTGCTGCTTCTGCAACTCTATCTTATCTTTTAATAAATCTATTTGATAATCTACATCACGTATCTCTACATTGTTCTCTTTCACTCTGTCTTTTAGTAACAAATTCATAGTAGAGAATACTTGTATGTCTAGTATATCTTCTATGATCTCTCGTCTCTGTGGTACAGACAACTTCATAAATGGTACGAACGTAGATGATCCTAGTACCACAATCTGTGTAAATGATTTGTAGTTCATCTTAAGAACACTGTTCTCAAAATTCTTTTGTTGTTCGTTTACAGAACTCTCCTTATCCCATAACACACCATTATGATAGATCTCAAACTTATTTGGTTTCATGGCACGAACAACTTTATATTCATTCTTACCAATAGAAAATTCTATCTCTACTGTACAATCCTTTTCGTTGATACTATTGATCAACATACTCTTACTAATTTTACGAAACGGTCTAGCAAACAAAGAAAAAGTAAGAGCATCCAAGATGGTACTCTTACCCGCACCGTTACTACCAACGATTAAATTTGTTCTTCCTTCTGTAAAGTCAATCTCACTAAAAACATTTCCAGTTGAGAGAAAATTCTTCCAACGGATTTTTTCAAAAACTATCATTCTAAATCGTCAGGTGGTATTATAAAATCGTCAGGTGTGATGATGGAAAATTTTTGTCCACGATCTTGACATGCTCCTATTATAACATGATCTTCCATTTCCACAACCCTCATGGAAGGATATTCTGATATATTTTCTAACATTGTAAGATATCTATTTGCATCATCTTCTAATTGAAATATGGGAACGACTCTATTCTTATCTGCATCAAACAAAGAATAGACTCCTTCTGCATGGTTTTCCAGTGTAAGTACATACATTATCCAACGTTACAACTTTCAATATATAGGGATCTCATGACATTCTTGAGTGAAGATTTGTCTACAGCGATATCCACCTCGTCAATATATTCATTCAAGAGAGTCATTGTATCCTTAGTCTTTAAGTCTACATCATCAATGTCATCTGTGTCAACTAGGGTTTCCACTATCTTAACATCATGTGCTCCTACGTTGTAAAGGCGATCAACCAATGTCTCGAACATTTGGTAGTCACGTTTTTCTTCAACAATAATCTTGATGTACTTGTCTTTATAATCAGATACATTTGATTTGTTGTAGTCATATTTGGCATCATCGTAGAAGATCTTGTCAAATATTTCGTAAGGATTTCTGACAAATTTAAGTCTATCAGTTTCAGTATCATAGATATGAAATCCACGAGAATCTTTGTAATCATTCCAATACATCTGATAAGGATTTCCAAGGTATTGTACATTACCTCTTTTTGATTTGTGATGGAAATGTCCTGACCATACACGATCAAAGTTTTTAAAATCACTAACAGAAAATCCACCATCAAAATGCATGCCTGGTGTAACTTCAAAACCATCAACTTCCATGTGACTACACATGATGTCAGCATTACTACTCTTCATAGTTTCTACTGCTTCTTTCTTATTCTCAGAATTAATCCAAGGCATCATAAGAAAATTTTTACCACCAACAGTTATATGTTCTGGTGAAGAATAGATGGTTATATTCTCATAGTTTTCTAATAATAACTCAGGAGAATTTATCCTATTAGTATTTTTATAGTAAGTACAATGATTACCAAGAATCATATGTACGTTATAATCTTTTAACCTCTCGAAGTAATTAGTCTTAACTCTGTTAAAAGTATTATAATCCAGAGACTTTCTATTATCAAAGGTGTCGCCAAGGTCAAATACCGTTGTGATACCTTCTTTCTCAAGAACTGGAAAAAATATGTTATCATAAAATTTTTGAAAGAAATTCCAGAACGGAAGAGAACCCTTACGTCCATCTAAATGTTGATCTGTTATAATTGCTATCTTCATTTCTTTTGCTCTTTCATATATTCTTCTCTACCATCTTTAGTAAACACCTTCTTTTCATAATCAAAATAAGGATGTGGTTCAGCACTTACAACAGGACTTTTAGATTTGTTTTTGATAACAATGAATCTATCAGCAGCAAATGTTCCTGCTAACTGTACTACCACATCATCTTCATCTTTCCAGTTGATACTACCATCTTTCTTGGTATGAAGCATTGCTTCCTGTATCTGGTCAATTAGTTCTTTCGTTAATTTCATACTCAATTTCAATAACTTTGGATGATCTTCCAGTAGATGTTGCTCTGGTTAGTCGTGTCATATTGCCACGTAGTTGTTTAGTGATACCTTCTAATTCAGATAGAAGTTCTGCTTCAAGGTCATCAGCAATGTCTCTATGTCTATCAACTCTCATGTATTCCGTATGGTGTTAGATCGTATTTTACTTTTTCAATACCTTCATGTTTTATTTTATTAGGTTGACCTATCTTATCTAAGATCTCAGCAGGAATCTTTTTCTTAGTAATGTCATAAGGTATAGGTGCGTTTGCTACACACACTCTAATACATTCCCACTGTTCCTCAGTAAAAAAATTATTATGATACATTAGTCGTCATGATCGTCCCATGGATCTGTTAAATTTTTGTTTGCAAAAAATCCTTTATACACACCATATCCTGCTAACAATATAGTGATAACTGCTATTGATATACCTAATGTGAAATTAGGATCTGCATTGTAGTGTGGAATTAGTGCGTTGCATTTAGTCCATGTACCAGGTAAAGTATACACTGGTGGACAAGACAGCAATAGATCTCTTATAGCTAACATTTCTGTTCCCATTAATTTATCCAATCTGGTTTGCGAGATGGGTCACGAAGATAGTTCGTAGGAACCCAAGGTTTAGATGCAACATAGCGTTTGTATGCAGTGAAGATGTCAATACTTGTATCGTACTTGAACTCGTCAGGACCTGCAAATGTAAATGATGATGGTTTGTATGGACTAGGTGCAGAAGGTATGATAGTTGTTGCTTCTATCAATGTCTTCTCACAACTATGTGACTTGCCATAGCGATGCTCGTACTCGTTGCAAAGAGCAAGACCATGTGCAAGTAACCACCATGTATTTTCTAGGCAAGAGTTTGCCCATATAGTACAAGGATGATTACGAAATGCACCCTTGTCTGTCTTGTATGCTTGACCATCAAGACGATGTAGATCACCGTAATTATGACCCCACTTGTCAGAGCAAACAATAGAAAGCATCTGACAAGTTTCTAGTGGCATCTTGACAACGTGTTTGTCAGGTAGATGTCTAGCGGATGTAGTTGGTGATGGATCTGTAACAAAGATATTCATTCTGATGATCTCCAGTCTTTTCTCATTGTAACATATGTTTCGGATTTTGCAACAACATCACGAACTCTTTTAAATATTTTTGCTGACTCAGCATATTTACTTGTAGCATGATCTGTTTCTTGAGGTAGAACCTCCTTAGTTCCTTTCTTATACTTTCTGCCTGAGTTGTGATTTGCATATCTTCTTGATCTAGTAAATCCCATCTCTAGAAATTTACGACACATATCCATACCAATAAAATCTTGATCCTTTTGATATTCTACATACATGCCATAAATTTCATGACTAGAAATTATTGCATCATGTGGAGTTTTGAATTTCCAATGAGCACATATATCGTTAGTATAAGGGCGAACCAGTAGAACCCCTTGCTCCCCTCTTCCAATACGATATAGTTTACGAGTCTCCTCGTTTGTAAAATCAAGTCTCTTGTAATCGAGTTCATAATTAAATTCTTTCATAATCAATAAACTGGTATTCAGTAAATTTATAGACTCCACGATAGTCTGGAAACATCTCTCTGAGTTTTCTTGAGACAGCAAGTCTACGTTCAAAGCGATTCATTCTCTCGACTTGTCTAGTGTGTTTTCTTAATATACTCTTCATGTGTTCTATTTAAAATAACGATGCGTCCGTTTTCAATCATAAATTGTAGATCATCATCGTGACTCCACATTAGTTCTTCATAAAGTGCGTTCAGTCTACGCATATCATCATATAAGTCGTTAGGCATTAGCGATTCATTTTGGTCTCAATGTTTTCTTTGATGCTACCCATATCAGAATAAGAAGCATTCATACCTGACATATTACCAGTATATCTGTCAGTGTGCATTACCTCATCAAATCCAGACCTTTCCAGTATCTTTCCTTTGATTTCTAATTGTTTCTTTTCCTTTTGTATACGTCTTAAAAAAGCATAGTATATAATCTGTGTGAAATAAGCAAAAGGATTCTTTGATTTTTCGGGATCAAAGTTGTCTATGTACTGCAAGCAGTTTTCTATTCCATCACAAATCATATCCTCTCTAAACATATAGTTTACAAAGTTTGGTTTGTATGAGAGATGCGTTGCGATCTTTAAAAAACAAGACCCTAAGTAATTCGTAACTCTGGGTCTTGCTTCTCCCGCTTCTTCGGCAGCATGAACTTTCTGACGATAAACAGTGATCGCAGCGAGAAATTCTTTGTTGTTTACATAGTACTCGGTTTTTTTTCTTTTCATTACTGCGTTGAATGATGTCTTTAGTATAGCAAATGAAAGGAGTTTTGTAAAGGTACTTGACAAACTGTTAGATAACCAGTACACTAACCGTGTAGCGGGTTTAAGGTTGATCTTAGCTCTTTTTAAAAATATCCTCTAAAGACTTCTTGAATTTAGAGACTGACCCGACATAGCCTGACTTCCTAGGTAACTTGTCTGCAGTGTTTGCTAAGGTTTTACCACTCTTTATTCTTTCTAATGTCTTTACATAAAATTCTTTTATAGAAGGATCTACTTCAGACATTGTTACTATATGTTCTCGATTCATAACATACAAGTCTTCAAACGTCGCCGACATCCATTCCTTGAATGCAAAACCAGCAATTTCTAATGCACCCTTCCTTGACCTCTGTACTTCTACTAGAAGTGGATCCTCTAACATAACCTTATCTTCATCCTCAAGATAGATAACCTTTGCTACTATCTCTTCACCAGTTACGATTTTTATTGTTGAATAAAATTCTTCGTCTTTCATATTAGTTTGCTCTAAGGTTTACTCTTATAACTTCATACTTAAAATTTTCAGTATTGTATATGTTTACTCTTTCATTCAAATGCTTCAGCGTATAGTTCTGTCCACCAATGTCATCTGCAATGTCATACAACGTTGCTATGTCCTTACCTTCTCCTTTTCTAAGAACTCTACCAATTGATTGTAGGTTTCTAATTCTGGACTTTGATGGTGAAGCGAACACGATGTTGTGAAGACGCTTAATGTTAATTCCAGTTGAGAAGGTGCCGTAAGAGGCAACGATAATTGCATTAGATTCCGTCTCTGTAAGATTGCGTACTTCTTCTCGATCTTCTACGTCAGTTCCTCCATGCACAAAAAATACTTTACGTGCGGAGTCTACATTACTATTTATTAGTTCGTATAATGGTGTACCATGTTTTTCTACGTAGTTAAATAGTACTAGGGTGTTACCATCTAGATCTGTAACTAGATTTTTTATGAGGTTATTTCTACCTTTATGCTCCACAAGATATTCTATCTCATCTTGATATGATTCAAAATATTGCGGAGCATGTTTACAAAGTAGGATTTTTATCCTAAAATTAGAAAGGTAACCTTCCTTGATTAGATCATCTGTTTTAGTTACTTGTTCACACTTGCCAAACAAACCTTCTAGTACCCACTTGTGAGTCTTACTCCCATCTAGAGTACCAGTAAAACCAAACCTATACTTGGCATTGTGTAACTTAGTCATGATACCTGTCAATGACTTTGACTTAAAGAGATGTGCTTCATCACCAATCACACAATCTATATCATCAAAATATCTTTTAGGAAATTTGTAGATAGATTGCCAAGTTGATATTATAATAGGTTTGTCAGTATTCTTATCTTTACCAGAATAAATTTTATGTACAAAGTTGTCAGCACTCCACCCGTAAGAAATAAAATCATTGACCATCTGCTCAACGAGGGATGTAGTTGGGACGACTATAAGTATCTTCTTTGCGGTGGCAGCATAGTATCTGACTATGGAGTAGATCATAAGAGACTTCCCAGAACCCGTAGGAGAAAGAAGTAACTTACGATTATATTTTAAAGCTTCATACACCGCATTGTATTGATAATCTCTAGGTTCTATCTTAGAGATTTTTTTCATGTATTGTTTTACTGCTGGTAATGAGACTAGTTTATTATCCTGACTTAGATCTCCATACCAATCATTCTTTTCATACTCTACAATATATTGTTTCTCTGCTGCCCATACCTGTAGATGATCTAACAACCCATGATACAAATCTCCTGTAGCAGGGGAGTATAGACGTATAGTTCCATCCCAATATTTGTATCTGGGATTTCTTTTTAAAAATTTTGCTTCTGGAACTTCAAATGTGAAGTAGTCCGCTAATTCTCTATGGACGTACTCTTCATTAGAATGAATAGTTATATAAACTTCATTCTTTTTCTTTACTGTAAGATGTGTCATTATTGTCCATTAACAAATTTCTCCCACTCAATGGCACTCTTTACTTGAAAACCTCTATTTGATATTTGCTTCATAACATGATCTAGAAAGTACATCATCTGTTCTAGATACTTGATCTTTGCTTCTAGATTGATGATCTCATCATCAGACTCTATGTAGACCTTCATCTTTTCAGTTGTCTTTATATGTGATCCAAATGGTTTAGCAGCATACGTCTTAGCATCTGCTTCACCAGAATAGTATTCACGTTTGTCCTTTACTAATTTACGAATTTCAAACTCTAGAGAAGTTTTTATTTGAGATATGTCAGTGTAATGGTTTAAGTATTTATTGTGTTGGAAAGGTATGTCTAATGCGAGTTGTCCTAAGTCAGCACTATATTGTTTGTTCTTAAATTGAAAGTCTACATGACTATCTTCTGCCCATTCTTCTCTAAGTTTTTGAAATTTATTATGAAGAGAATCAAAATTCATATTTTCTTAAATGTTTTATCACGTAGGAAGAACTGCTGATGTTTAAATGTAACCTGTGCAGTAATGTACTCTACATCTCCTATTGTAGCATCAAATTGCAAATTTGTCAGTGCTACAGGGAATAAATTCTGATAGTCTACTACAAATGCAGGGTTGAATGCACTGGTGGTTATCAGTAATTGACCATTAGTAAATATATCTTCCTCTGGTGTCTCTCTCGCCATCTGATCCGCATTACCATTGTCACGCATCCATTTGTATATACTGTTGTAGTTCTTTAGATCTTCATCTACAATAAAGGTCACTGAAAGATCACCAAACTCTACTCCTCCACCAGGTATAATAGGCAAGTTTCTAAATTGACTTGCTACCTGAGTACTAGGCATGTTGATATCAGGAAGGTTTGCTGATTGACAAAAGAAATCTACACCTTCAAACTTTTCTAGTTTGAGGATAAAACCAATAGGGTTTAAAAAGTTTCTATTGGTTGGTTGTTCTTTATACCAATCTGCTCCGCCTAAAGGCATGTTAATATCTCGACTACTTAGTATTTATGTTTGTCTTAGCACTTCGTCTTTTAGTTTATCTACTACGTCTTGTACGACACTCACATCAATACCCATAAACGGAGGTATTAAACCTAACACTCTGAATAGACCATCAGCAAACAAGGCAATAAATGCAAACCCTAGTGCCATACTAATTAGACCAGCGTTTCTATTGTGTTGGTTGATAGCAAACTCAATCATATCTTCAACTTCTTCTTTACTAACCATAGTTTGTTTCTTGGTCTTAAAGAATGGTTTTTCGTATGCTTTTTTTACTTTGTTGTCTTGAGAAATTAGGTTTCTTCCGTATTGAGATAACATGTCGTTAGTTTTTAGGTAGTGTTTAATTTTGTTATTCATCTAGATCATCCTCCTCGTCCCAGACGATGTAAGGTCCGTGTTGCATTCGTTTTAGTTTATCTGTTTCTGAACTAAATCTCATGGTTTCAGTAATCCACAGTGAAATTTTAATTACAAGAAATATCACCAGTAACGGTGATAAGCATAACAATAGTATAACAGATGATTGATTCATTGCCAATAATCGTCCATGGATTTTTTTACTCTACTTATATTTAAGCATAAAAAAAGGGATCCCGTAGGATCCCTGTTTGTGTTTCCTAACAATGTTAGGGAGTTTTCCACACTTATGTTAGATTTGCTACTCTAACTCTTCTGTAGTACTGGTTCTTACCGTGTGTAAGAGCTTCAGCATCAGGAGTGCTTCCGTTAAGTACAAATGGGTTAGCAACCATACCGTATCTAGTCTTGAAACCAATTTTTGGTTGGAAGGTAGATGGGTCGATGCTTCTTAACATCTGTAGGGGCACATATGGACAATAGAATAATCCAGCATCGTAAGGTGATGTACCTTTGTATCCTACAACATAGTAGTGTGTATTAGATACGTTTGCTGAGTAAGGGTCAACATAAACTTTGATGCGACCATTCATTGTACCAACTAAAAGGTTACCTGTGTCGTCTACTTCACCAATTGAAGGACCACCAGCACCTGTTAAACCAGAAGAGTAGTCTAGAGTACCAGACATAGCAAGAGCAGAAGCAACGTCTGCAGATGTTAGGATAAAGTTACCCTTTCCTCTACGAGTTTGCTGTGCGATTGCGTTTGCATCTCTTTCGATTTGGAACATAAGTCCTTTGAATTTCTCAACTGACCATCTTCCGTTACTATCTACGTCTAGATCAAATACACCAGCGTTTGCAACGTTGTTTTGTGCACCTGACTTAGCAACTGTATAAACAGTTCTAACAACCTCACGGTTGATTTCAGCAAGGATCTCACTTGATAGTAAGTTAGCAAGTTCCTGCTCTGCATCAAGACCGTGAATTGCTTTCAAGTCTTGTGCTAGTTCTAGAGTGTACTCTGCCTTTAGTGCTCTTGTTTTAGCAGTAACAGAAGTTTTCTCTATACTGAAACTCATCTCGTTGAAGAGAGTAGATCCAGAACCTAGAACTTCGGCGTCTTCTCTAGCGATATTACCAGCAGTACGCTCGTAGTTACCAGCAGTTGTACCACCACCAGATGTATCGTTAAGTAAACCTGGGTTAGCATCTGTTGAACCACCGTCTCCAAGAGGAGATGCAGGGTCGTTGAATGCAGCAGGTCCTTGTGTGTTACCAGAGAAGTTAGGATCTGGTTCGTTGAAGAGTGCTTCGTTTCCAGCTCTTAGTGCAGATCCATTTTGCTGATAGTGTGACTTCATTGCAAAGATTAGTCCTGTAGGACCGCTCATTGGTTGTACACCACAGATGTCGTATGCTACCAAGTTTGGCATAGCACGACGGATGAGGCTAATCATCACTGGATCGAAACCAGCTAGACCACCTGTATTTGTAGCAAGACCACTACCAGATAGACCGCTTGTACCAATGGCACCAACTGTGTTGGATGCTTCATTGATCATTCCACGTTCTTCTCTTAATGTAGCCTCTGTGTTTTCTAACAAAACAGCGGTAACAGCTTTTCTATAATTGTCTTTGATGGTGCCAGCACCTTCATGACTTAGAACAGGTGACCACTTCTCTGTTAGAGCTTTTGAGTTAAACATTTTGCTCTTTTAAGAAAAATAGATTTATAATTTATTGACCCCAACGATTCATCGCATCAAGATACTGTGCCATTGCTGGACTAATATCCTTATCTGATGCTCCTAATACTGGAGTTTCGTCTGCAACTTCACTTGGTGTTACAGTTTTTTCTGTAAAGTAAGACTCCTTGATGGTAGTAACCTTCTTAGAGAATTCCTCTTCAGATGTAAACTCTAGACTCTCAGCGAGTGCAGCGAGTTTGTCCTTCTGAGTATCTGCTAGTCCTTCTGAAACATTCTTCAGAATAACTGTTCTTGCAGATTCGTCAAGACGCTTTTGTAATTTCACATTAGCTTTGACCTGTTCGTCAAGGCGTGATTCCATTTCACGAATAGAGTCAGCCATACCTTCTACCACATCGACTTTCTCGTCTGGGATAGAAATGTAGTGCTCCTCAAAGAGACCCTTTAGACCCGCAATGAAGTCTTCTGTGATCTCATTTCTGATTCCACGATCAACGGCTACTTGATTAGTCTCCATCCATTGACCTATGGCGTAGTTAACTGTGCCATTTACTTCCTCGGAAAGCTCTGCCTTAGCAGTATCTACTTGCTTTTCGAGTTCTGTAGCAAAGTGTTCTACAAGCTTGTCGTACTCTTCGTTGAGTTTTGCTTTGATTGCTGCTTCAAAGATAGTCTTCGCTTTCTCAGCAAACTCTTTTGAGAGTTCTGTTCCCTCTAATAGGGCATTGACATCATCGGAAACATCAAGGTCTTCGTATGATGGTTTGATTGGATAGGTTACACTAGAACCTGTACCAGTTCCGTATGCAGCATCTGCACCAACTGTAGGTTGTGTACCCTGATCACCAGCATCTCCAATGTTAGATGTCTGAGCAGATCCATCGCTTTGTGCTGCCTTATCTCCTACTGGAGCGGCTGCCTTAGCACCTGGATTCTCTTCACCATCATCATCGTGCTCATTAGGAGTGGTGGATGTACCACCTAAATCTGCAGGAGCAGACTGTCCATATGATTTACCAGCATCAACTGTTGGCATAGGATCTTTCCCGCCACCATTTGATGTCTGTGCATCAGAAACCTGAGATGGTTCGCTACCTGTGCCTGGTATGACGTTTGCGGAAACAGTCGGCATAGGGTCGCCTTCCACGATAGTCACTTTTTGCTCGGTAGCAAACTCCTCAAATTTTTCGTTAAGTTTATCTGACATTAGAGTTTACCTTAATAATTTTCCGTATAGTGATATGAATTATTTATAGAATCAAAGATTTGAAAGGAAATGCTCAAAAACTGAGAGCGTTTTTGCCTCCATATCATGACGACTTGCGTCGCTCATAATCCTTTGGTATTTAGCAACTTCCCTCTCCTTTAGAAGTCCGTTGTCCCATATCCACTCCTTTCCTTCCATGATGCCATTCACAAAAGCATCAGGTGCGGAGGGATCTGCTACTATATCAGCAGCAGTTGTTAGCATGAAGTCGTCACGTACTACGTTACAATCTTTTTTCTGGTCGATGCTTCCCATACCACGGGATGAAACACCAAGTTGAACACCTTCACCTAAAAGACTCTTTGCAATGTTACCCATAGGTGTATCAAGTATTTGTGCCTTACCGATAAAGTTATTACCTTCTGCACGAAGACTTGTTATTCTATGAGACACTCTATCAAGATTGATAGTAGGTCCATCAGGATGACCAAGTTCACCAAGAGCACGTTTTGATTTTACATACTCCTCGTTGTATCTTCCAACTTCACGTTCGAGGACACTAAAGGGATACATGCGACCATTACGGTTCTTCAATTCAGACTGAAGAAATACCCCTTCAATATAAAGGAGTTTCTTTCCGTTCTTTTCCTCTGTAAGGATTTTAACGTTTTCAATCTGTTCCGTTATCAGTTTCATTGTTCGGTATCTCTGTATCTGTTGGTTCATCAAAGAATGTATTAGCAACCACCTTCTTGTAATCTGCCATTGCTTGAGAAG